TTTTTTCTTTACTCATGGCTGCTCTCCTTTGGCTTTGGCGATAGCTGATTCAATTATACGCAATGCTGAATAGGCATCTGATATAATAACCGTACCATTCATACGATAATTTAAATAGGAGTATTTCCCATATATTTGTGTGATCTCATGAATAAAAGATTGCGCTTGCTGCAATGCATCTAGCATCTCAAATGTAAGCTCGTTTGTATTGTTTGTGCTCATTTCGACCCCCATAATGTTACTGTTTGTTCTGGCTTGATAATCGGATCAGGTGTTGCAGCTACTGCCAATGCTGAAAGCGTGATAGCAAGCAGAGCGATAAGCCCTACGCCAACGATATACAGCTTTTGGCGATACGATGCGCTCAAGTACGGAGCAACGCGCCAGTATATCTTGCCGTCTGCCGTGCGTGTTGTCGTAAATTCAATGCCGATGTTCATGATACTACCCTTGTTAAAAGTGAATGATTGCAGTGTAGGATGCTGCGCCCCGTGGTTAGTTAGATTTGTACGATTTCTACTTGCTTGCCGTTGTTGATGTCGCACCATAGATGCGATACTTCGCGCGCAAAATCTGCAATCGCTGGATTGTTGTTTTTATCTGCAATCTCTAGGCATTCGCGGAACCAAGCGATAACGCCGTTTGAATTAAGAAGCATCACCTTATTTACAAGCTCTGCTGATGTTGTGTAATACTTTGTCATTGCCGTGCCCTTGTTAAGTGAGTAATTGATTACGTCACAAATATACGTAAACATTTTGTTTACACAATAGGGAAAAGAAAAAAAGTCAAAAAAAATTTAACTTTTTCTCGGATAGGTAAAAAAATCGTGGTTTTCTTTACGCTTTGGCGTCGTAAACCATAGCATCTTGCACGTTCAGCTCGCTAGGTAAGCGGTATGCAATGATGCGGCCCTTGTCATACCCTGCAATACTTACCTTGTTTGACTGGTTACCGCCCAAAATATACACATACTTCGCAGTCTCGCGCACGTAAAAGCCAACGTGACCGCCGCCGGTACGTGTCATGACTACAATACAGCCCGGATGGGGCTTGCATGACTGCCCATATTTAGCCCATGACCGCGCCGCCGCTGATCCAGTCACACTATAACCAGCATTGCCTATGCACCAGTTGACAAAAGAAGAACACCACGGCGTTTCGTCGTCTTTTGCCTTCAATGTCGTGCGCTGATGATACTCAACGATGCGCTTGTTATGCTTTGCGCCTGCTATTTCGGCCTGTCCTAGCTCCTTTTGCGCGATCTGCATCCAACTGTACTCGCTCGGCTGCTCCTGATTTGGAGTGTTTAGCTGTTTTGAGATATTGCCATACCATGTTTTCAAGGCCAACAACAAGTTCTTCATCATCGAATCGCCTTCCTATCGTGTAAAGTGCAGCATGTATGAATTCATGGATAAACGTCTGGGTCATCGTGTCCGCAGTACAGGGCTTGCCTTCGACTGTGCGAGCAATCCTAATCGTGTAGGTGTCTATGTTGCATTCGCCGTACAAGTGCTGTACTTCGCCCGCAGGTGTCACTACAACGATTGACTTTTGCAGCTTGACGCGCCACGTATTGCCGCCGAGCTTAAAAGATGTCGGTGTCATCGCACCACTCCTTGCAGGATTACTTTGTTGTGAACCGTAAAGTTGCCCTGCGCTTCTAACTCCACCAAAGCCACGCCGTGATTCCAGTTGTTACGAGGCGCGTAGCGGGGGTTTAGATCGCATAAGCACCCAACAGACCATCCAGCTATGAAAGTGCCGTCCAGAGGCCTTCTAAATAGGTCAGTGGACGTCTTATGCACGTGCCCTACCATCACATTGTCTACTGCCTTCATTCGGTAGTTACGCGCTGGATTAACTCCACCACCTCCAAACCATTCGTGACCATGATCTATCCATAGTTTGCCCGCTTTGACCTTTGCCCGCTCGTCTACCCACTCTATGCCCTGCTCGTGCAAGCCGAGCATCTCTTCTAGAATGATTGTGCCTTCTAACTCTTTGGCCTTCTGTGCTAGGTAACGCTTGAGCCGCTCTTCGTGATTGCCTTCGCGGTAGACGATTCGCACCTTATCGCCGAAGAATTGCCGTAGATGTTTGACCATCGTACGCGCAGCGTCCAGCTCCCATTTCCATGAGCGATTGTTTTCTACTTTTTCATGGGATGACAGGTTATAACAGTCCATCATGTCGCCATTAAGCAGGACGGTATCAACACCACAATTACGCAGCCATTCAATAGCGGTCAAATAAGCCCCGCTATACGTTCCGTCTGCTTCCCTTCGCAGATCGTGAAAGGGCCAATGAGCATCCGAGATTACGCCGATTTTGTTGCACGTAGACAAGTCCGTTATCTCATCTTCGCGTAGCTCCCCTGCAAGCGGAGCGACTGGCTCCGGCTCTTGACCGAATACAGCACCGGTTACGGCCTGCTCGGCATAGCTAGATTCTGCCCTAGCAATACCAAGCTGGATGTTGGTGTTGTTGGTTTTCATCTTTTTGAGCCGCTCTGCCCGCATAGCTGCTACCGCTTCGTATTCTTCATCGCTTAATCGGACGGACTTATTACCCATCAGTTAGCCCTTACGTTGTGATCTTTCGCCCATTGCTCCAAATAAACGATAACGTGCAATAACTGCGCACGGCGTACCGGTGGGATGTCATCGTATGCTATTACTTTGAGCTGTTCAATCAGTTCTTCAACGTCTATCATAGCGCCGTCCCTGCTTCCGTTATTACCTTCAAGCGCAACGCTGCGGATGCTGCATACTGCAAGCTAGCTCCGTTGTTGGATATTACGATGCCGTACAAGAAGCCCGCCGTAGAACCCACACCAGTACGATAGTAGCGATCAGGATTGACACGTGCCACCCATTTAGTATCGCTTACGCGCACATAGTCCGCCTGCGCTACTGGTACGACCGCCACAAGATCAGTTACGCTGCCGTTAAATACCGCTCCGAGCGTTGGCGTGCTGGGCGAACTGTTTGTATAGAGGTAAACATGCAGCGGAGCTTTCTTGATATTGGCGCTACTGCTAGCAGTTTCTTCTATCTCAAGCTGCCGCAAGATCATGTGCTGATTTGTCGTGTTCGCCGTGCCTTCAAACGTTATCACCGTGTTGGATACGGGGAAGTATTGCGATAGCGAGCTAGTTGATACGCTGGTTAAATCGATCCATCCGAGATCACTAGAGTTAGTTGCGCTTAAAAGATTAGGCGCGACAGGTGTATTTGGTAAGCAGCTCATTCGTTGTTGTTGAATTGGTAAAGAAATCCGGTTACTGGGTTGTTGTATATCTCGATATTGTCGCAGTTCTCACGATGCCCCGTTACATAGCCGTAAACAGATGTAGGATACAAAGCTACATCCAATCCAGCCAAGCTATCTTTGGCATACATCCGTATTGTAAGCACATCACCCGTCCTCATCGGTATGTGAGCACCGCCGCCCATGCGCGTATCAATAATCTTGTTTGCCCCCATCATGTTATTGTCTACGTTATCAATCAATCGGTAAAGCGAACCGTTAAGGAATAGACCGAGCTTTGAGCTCGAAACGTTGGCATTGTTGGCAAACTGAAAATTGAGGTAAGCATATACCCAATAAATGCCTGCCGCATCTTCAGGGCAGCGATATTGCCAGTATGCCGTACCATCAGCAACAACACCACCATTGGAGCAGCCCATAGCCCGCAGCACTTCGTTGTTAAATGCTAGTATTTGCCAATCGTTTACACGGTATGCTTGATTTTGCTTTATATCCCATTGGAAAGAACGCTTGTAGTTTGATACCCAATGCTTCGATCTATGCTCTGATTCGTGCATTGCTTTCATTATGCGATCGTTGTCGGTCTGGATATACTGGTTAGTGATATAGAGCTGCGTAATATCGCCGTAACGGATGTTCACAATCTCTTGATAGGTTACCGATGTCGGTGTTGTACCTACTTGGAAGATAGCACCGTTACGCATCTGGTCACGTTCAAAAGCAAGCGAGGCCGGAGCTACCTTGCGGTTCTTGATTGGATCATTTATTGGCATTATGCGCTCACCATATAATAGCGATGCGTAGCTTTTGCGCCTATCAAGTCAACGGATATTGATACTGGCATTGCCTTATCCCATGCGATGTTATCAAACTTGTCTGCCGCTTCGTTGGTTAGCTGGAATTTGCCTGCAATGTAGTCCGTCATGACCTTGCTGCTTATGTTCAAAGGCCACTCTACCTCTACAATAGCGTTGTTTTCGTTGCTAAACACGGTCAAAAGAAGGTTGCACAAGGCAGCCGTAATACATCCGTTCACTTGGCAGTCATTGATCTGCAAGAAGTACGTCGATTGAGTTTGCGAGTTCGTCTTGAAATCAGTAGCTGGCACTGGGTTCTTGAGCCCGTCCGGGTCTACGACGACAGATTGTGTCGTGCTATATCGTATAGCCGTCTTTTCGTGCACCTTAATAAAGTTGCTTGGTGATCCACCGTAGTAATTACCGCGTACGTAAAGCTGGTTAGTCTGCTTTATCGGGGCTTTGAATTTGGGCCATCTGTCATCTGGGTTGTTATCCTGAATGTGCACGGGCATGTTGTGCAAAAGCGGCTCTATATTCATGCTTCTAGATGCTCTAGCTCCGCGCTGCACCTTCACAATATCGGTAGCGTCGCGATCTGATTCGGTCTCGTAGCGTACTTCTGCTTTTAAGATGTTATCGCCGCGCTTTGTGATGCTGGAGTATGTGAGCGCACTAGACAAAGAAAGCGTAGCGTCTACGTTACTCGGATGATCGCGGCCTTCTGTTACCATCTTCACGTCGAATACTACATTGATTGCCGTGCCTGATCCTGTCCCGCTGGTAGTAAAGCGATAGCCAACACGTACGCCTGATTGCTCGCATAGCGTACGCAGAACGTCGTAAGCCGTAGTATTAGCATTAGCAATGCCGTACTTGTCTTGTTGCAACATTACGCCGCCTATGGCCGTTGCATCACCTACCGGCGTGATCTCTACAAGCGCGTACATCTGTGCATTTGTTAGCGCTGTACTGTCAGCGTTGCGCGGCAAGCTCTGCACACTTGCAGGAGCATACCAGTCTACGGCGTGATTCATCAGGTTACGCAGAGCGTTTGTGCTATCAAACGTACCGCTTGCGGCGTGAGTCAATGATTCGGCGAAATAGCTTGACGAGTTATAGAACGTGTCCATTAAATTCCCAATGGACAAAAATGTTCCTTGTGCGTTGACGCTCCAGAACTCGTGTACTTGCTCGCGGTTGTTGAGATTGCTTGGGTTAAGTCGTATCTGCCACGCATTAGGCCCTGACGTTATTACTTGCCCAAGCGATTTAGCAATTATCAATCCTATCTCGTTGAAGAACTGTTTGCCATTCATCGTCTTGAGCCAGTAATACGCAATGTCTACCAGCTCTACATTGTACGAGAAAAAGCCATTATCAAGCGGCTGCAATTCTAATGCTTCTACATTGTCTTCGCATCCTGCAAACTCAAGCGTCCACGTTGCCCCGCTCGTGCCTCGGTCTGTGTAGAGATACCACGTGTTGCGCTTGTACCCTGAAAGCAACAGCGCGTCTTCCGTGAAAGCATCTTCGAGATACGTCTGCATTGCGTCGGGTAGCTGATCCCACACAAGCCGAAATGAGAACGTCGCAGGATTCATAAGGCCATACGGCAGCGAATCAAACTCGGCGGTTAGCTCGCCCATCTCAAGCAATACCACCTCTGGCAACGGCACGATAGTATCACCAAATGCGCCATCGTAGCTTATCATGTCCAGCCGCACTTGCCATCCATTAGGCATTGTGCGAGCAATGCGGTAATGTGCCATTAGCTGCGCTTCCTATGCTCAAATGTGAGCGTTAGTGTGCGGTTACCAAATTGCTTATTGATTGCTGTGTTGTTAGACGTCAACGTCACAGGATATACATACGTTGCCGCAGGATAAGCCCGCGAACCACCGTCTACGCGAAGGTATAGATACTTGAAATCTCGGATGATGTTTAGCAGCGCAATCATGTCCTCCATATCCTGTTCTAGCGATACGCTCGTTGCGTTGTAACTAAACGGGTAGGTCTCTATTTGAAACTGTATACGACGCGTCGTGAATCCTATGACCGTTCCACTCACATCTTCAAGCGTGCCTGTGTTAAACACGTAGTCAAACTGCGGGGCAAGTATGAAAACGCTTTTGTTTGTGGCAGTAGTCAACGCTGATATAAGCATCATCGCGCCGCCATACGTCGCGTCGCTTGTTGTCGTAGCTGTATCTGTGTTGCTGCCGTACAGCGTCATTGTCCAGTTACTCTTTGCTGGCATGTTATCCTCTCAACTTTCTTGCAATCATTCGTGAGCGGTCGCGCTCGTATAGATACGTGTCCATGCCTACTTGCACATCAACGCCCATGTTACCTTGTATGCCATTCGGCATTGAGTCCAGACGCTGCCGAATAGCCGAAAGCTCGGAGCGCATAAGCTGCAACTCCGTTACTGGTATCGTGCTGATCTGGTTATCTGCGAGCATCTTCTGCAAAGCAGGGAACGATTCAAGCGATTTGCCACTATGCAAGTGCTCAAGCAGCGCCCTGTTCTTCCGTGTAGTCTCTGCGGTCATTACGAACTCTTGACCGTGGACTACACCCGCTACTTGCTTTGTGCCGCCATTGCCCGTGTAACCGCCTTCTTCAAAGCCAGACAATGCGGACTGCAATAATGCCTTCAACGCTTGCACGGCTGCCAAGCCCGCGATCTGTCCGAATGGCGGAGGGATTACCGAGCTAAACAAGGCCACAATCGACGGCGTGTAAAGGTCTAGCAATGCGCTAACAGTCGAACCGACTACTTTCTTGAGTGCCTCCCCTGCGCTTTCGCCGCCAGCTACAAGCGACGCAAAAGCAGCGCCCGCAGATACTGCTATTTGGTCAAGTGCGGCGCTCTGTACTTCTGCTGATTCTTTGGCTAGCTTCTCATCTTCCTTCTTAAGATTGGCACGATCCTGTGCGTACTTATCTTCTATGGCCTTGAGCGCCGCTTCGTAAACTTCCTTGTCCTTGATACCCTGATCTTGCAGCGCTTTTACCTGATCTGCCTTGTCTTTTTCAAGGTCTATCTCTTGTTTAGCTATCTCTTTTCTACGTTCAAGTGCAGCGTTAACCGTATTTATACCGTCTTGCGCTGCTTGTGCCTGCTGATCTGCAATAGCTTGGAATGCCTGCGAGATAGCCGTAGCCGTCGCACTTGCCGTCTGTTCTTGTTGTGATTGCAAATTGGCAAGCTGATCTACCGATTCTTGGTAGGTCGCTGTACCGTCCTGCAAGTTCTCTATTAGCTTTTCTTGCTCTTCATTTAACGCCGCTGCTTTGTCCGCAGCTTCGCCGTAGATAGTTGCAAAATCTACCGAGCGCAGAGCTTCACCAATGCCCAGCAATGAATCCGCGAATATCTCTCCCGCCTGCTTGACCTGTTGTTGCCTGATCTGCGCTACAATGTCGGCCGTACCCTTTGCAATCTCGTCTGCGCTCTGCTGGTATGCAGCGCGAATCTGCAATGC